CTTCTTTCGCCTGGTTCGCTTGGGTTTGGAAGCACCGATATTGACCTCCTTGACTTCACCCCCAGTTGAATCGCCCGATATTGATACAATGTCAGACATGTCATCATCATCACTCATACGATTTACTGTCTCAGTCATTACGTTGGTGTTCATAGGGGGTGGAGGAGGCATCATAATGCCACCCATGAGACTGGAAATATCAAGTCCGGGTCCCTTCATCTCGTATTGACCACTGGTGCCACCGACCGGGGCATCCGCTGGTGGTCCATCAGGTGCCCGTGTTGTATTCTGAACCGCCGCCATCATATTCTTTACGAGGTCTGGATTTTGCTTCATAACATCGTTCATGTTGGGCATCACCGACTTGAACATACTGTTTGTCAAATGGAACATCATTGCAGAGCCACCCAACATCATGATCAACTTAACCTCTGGGGCAACACTGACCTTCGAGCGATACTTCACATAGAGCTCTTCAAAGACACCATCGTAGTCATCGGCATTCTCCATCACAGACTCCGACCAACCATCGAGTTGAATCTCAAAGGGATTGTACCTCTTGTTGAGAAACTCTAAACCCGTTACACAGGCAATAAGCATACGCCTCGAAAAGCGAATAGACTGTTCTACATCTATACTATACGTTATACGCTTTACCTCAGACCTCAACTCGTCGATACTAGAGTATGCGTTAAGTCTCTTATTCACATTGAAACCTTTCTTCTCTAGACGGGCCAACTTATTGAGAAGATCAGACTTCTCTTCATCTACAGAAGTGTAACCCTTCGAAGGCTGCTCTTCCTGGTAAGTAGCGCCAGGACCCATAGGTTCGTCATCATAAAAATTCTCTCCGTAATCAATCTCCTCCTCCTCTTGGGCTGGCTGCTGAGGAGCCGACTGCTTATTAGGGTTTACAAAGGCATCCATAGCCTCTTGGTGTTGCTGAACTGGTGCCTGACGCATTGGCTGACTAGGACGTGGGACTGGTTTAGGGCGGGGAACCGATATCTCAATCTCGTCCATGAGTGCCTGTTCATCTGCATCTAATTTCATCACGGTGGTGTTTCCACGGTCGAGTACGATTTCTTCGTCCATCTACTCTTTATGTAGAAACTAAAAAAATTACCTTTAACGCAGTTTAAAAAAATCTATGTAGATAATAAATGTTCAATCTTAACAAACAAGATCTCATGGCTGTGAAATCTATAGCTGTGCTATTTGTCATCATCCTGGTTATCATGTCCTTCACCCAAACCAGTATGTACCAACCCAGGCCAATTAAGATTAACCCACTCAGTGAAAAGACAATCTTCGACTTGGAGTCCAAGATTGAATGCACCCCAGGTCGTAAGGATGGTAGTGCCTACACCAAGTCCTTGACTCCAGGTGGCCTCTGTGGTGCTCAAAAGCTTGTATCGGATCTCTCGAGCTATGAGATTTCGGAGGGAATCGGTGGATCTTTAATCTAAGCTAACTATAAATGGCTCTCATTACCTCCCCTACAGAGACTATTCCAGATCTCAACTATGAGTATCACACCGTGACTATTGATTCCATTGGTCAAGATAGCGCCAACACTTTTACTTGCTATCTTCAGCAGCCCCTGAAAAATGTTGTTCAGGCTCGCCTTCTAGGTGCCCGTATTAGTACAACCACCGATACAGAACACTGCTATATATCCATAGATGAACTCGATAGCATTTTTAATGATAGAGCTTCCAATGTTTATGAGGGTCAAGCTTCCATGAGTGTGCTTCGCAGTTCGTTTGCGAGTATAGTTACTGATGGTGCAGCTGACATTGTTTTTAAAGATAATTATACAATCGCCACACAATATATTGATCCCATTCGTCGCATTGATCGATTAACTATTACAATTAGAGATCAGGACGCAGTGACAGTTCCAGATGGGACTGGTAATAATTTTTTAGTTATTCGCTTCGTGTGTAGAAAACCCAACCTGTAATTTTCTTCCGTTAAAGTAGTATACCATGTCCGCTGGTATTGTTCAATTGATTGCTATCGGAGCCCAGGATGAATATATCATGGGGGACCCCGAAATATCTTTCTTTAGTTCAACATTCAAAAGGCATGCTAATTTTTCACAGTCCATCGAAAAACAAACCATCCATGGAGCTGTGAAAAACAATTCGATGTCCAGCGTTCAATTCGAACGTTCTGGTGACCTCCTCGGCTATGTCTATTTTACTCTCGATGACACAACCCAAGCCCTAGATGTGCAGAGGTGGGACACCATTATCGACAAGGTGGAACTTCTAATTGGTGGTTCCGTCATTGACACCCAAGATGCAATTTTTACTGAAAAAATTGCCATAGACACTTTCGCCCAAAATGTTTCTAAGAGTTCGAACGGTACACACCCGGGTGTGAGCGCTCGTTCGTATTTTTACCCCCTTAGGTTTTTCTTTTGTGAGGGACCACAATGTGCCTTACCTCTCGTAGCATTAAACTATCACAATGTGGAAATTAGGATTTATTGGGCCGATCAGGCTGCAAACTATAATGTAGAATGCTACGCAAATTATTACTATCTCGATAACGAGGAGAGGGGTAACGTCGCATCGAGGAAGCACGACCTCCTCATCACACAGACTCAAAAAAATATCGCTTCAGGTGAAGTTGTCCAAGACCTTACGTTCAACCATCCTGTGAAGTACCTCGCATCATCTGATACAACCACCGATGGTGCTCTCACTTCCCCAACAAATAAAGTTAAGTTAAATATTAATGGTCTCGATGTAAGCAATTATAGATGGGGTAAGCCACACTTTATCGATGTCATGAACTATTATCATACAAACTTCGTAACTTCCCCAGATTTCTTTTTATACTGTTTCTGTCTATCAACGAGTTCTTTGCAGCCTACAGGCACGCTCAACTTTAGTAGGTTGGATTCAGCTAAAATCATGAGTGAGAGTATGCCTATTAACGACCCTATATACGCGGTCAATTACAACATCCTTCGTATCGAGAATGGTATGGCTGGTCTCCTTTACGCAAATTAAAATACAATGTTATATTAAATGGTTAAGAACATCCCTACCATTGAGAGGTCTACTAAGATCCGCTTTGGTAAAAATACCACAGACGACCAGGGGGAAAATACGATCGTTTTGAATGCGAGTAATACCGCTATCAATGCGTCGAGTGGGGGCTCTCTTTATATATCACCAGTGCGTCTCGATACCGAGTACGCATCTAAACCAACGGTTGTACTTATGATGTATAATACCGAAACCAAGGAACTCGTAGAATCGGGTGAAAGAGCTTCAGATCTCATCGGTAATCAGGGTTTAGCGGCGGTAACAAACCAAGGTAATGTAACATCTAACGTTGTAAGTTTTGTCAATAACACAACCGCTCTTGTAACTCAATCAAATGTGGGCATTGCAAACTCCACACCTGGTCACACTTTAAGTATTGGGTCAAACATTTACGTTGATGATACCGGGTCTAATGTTCTTGTAGTTTCAGGTGGTGTGCGCGTCACCGGGGATCTCGATGTGATCGGTAATGTAACGGCAATCACAAGTAACAACCTCATCATCGAAGATGCTATTATCGAATTGGGTAAGAATAATACGTCTGGGGATTTAACCCTTGATTTGGGACTTATTATGGGTCGTCCCGATTCAAATGTCACCATAGGATTTAAGGAAGAGACGAACGAAATAATTTTGGCATTCACGGAAAGTAGCGCTTACAGTAATACAATTGTACCCTTAACATCCGAAGATATCAATGTGCATGTGTATGGTCGTCTTTTCACAGAAGCCAATGTTGGTGTTTTAAATACAAATCCCATTCACACCCTAGATGTCGGTTCCAATCTCTATGTCGACGATGTGGGTTCAAATATTTTGGTCGTGACGGGAAATACAAATATCACCGGTGATCTAACGATCGATACAGATACTTTATTTGTAGATTCGTCCGAGAATAAAGTTGGTATCAAGACCGTGACTCCATCCGCAGAACTTCATGTTGTCGGTAACGCTTACGTGAGCTCTAACCTCACTGTAGATACTGATACACTCCATGTGGATGTGGTAAACAAGTCCGTAGGACTTGGAACGGTGGACCCCTCAGCCAATCTGCATGTCGTTGGTAACGTCTACGTGAGCTCTAACCTCACTGTAGATACAGAGACACTTCACGTTGATGTGGTAAACGACTCTATTGGAGTCGGGACTGTGAACCCCTCAGCCAACCTCCATGTTGTTGGAAATGTCTACGTCAGCTCTAACCTCACTGTAGATACTGATACACTCCATGTGGATGCGGTAAACAAGTCCGTAGGACTTGGAACGGTGGACCCCTCAGCCAATCTGCATGTCGTTGGCAATGTCTATGTTTCTTCGAACCTGACTGTCGATTTGGACACTTTCCACGTCGATATTGAAGCTGATCACGTGGGTATCAATACTAAGTACCCGGACGCTGAACTACATGTCGTTGGTAATGTGTATGCTTCCTCGAACCTGACTGTAGATACAGACACTTTCCATGTAGATGTCGAAGCTGATCATGTGGGTATCAATACTAAGTACCCTGATGCAGAGTTGCACGTTATGGGTAATGCTTACGTGTCCAACACACTCAAACTCGATGATCCCACAACTGCCCTCATCACTGATCTCACTGCGAATGTTGAAGTGAAACTTAATCAGTTGGCAAATGTTGTCATAGATACAGCGACACTCGCAAGTGAAGATATGCTCGTCTACGATGGCTCCAACTGGACGAACCAGTTGCAGAACCACACCTTCCTCTACGCAAAGGCTGAAGAGACAATTTCCAAGGGTGATGCCGTGTATGCCACTGGTACAATTGGAAATAACATGTTCGAGATTCGAAAAGCTCAAGCGAATTCTGGTGCAACTATGCCTGCCCTAGGTTTAGCTTATCGGGATTTTGCTCTAAATGATGAGGGTCTCATCGTGACATTTGGTCGTGCCGATGGAGTAAACACAGATGATTTCCAAACTGGCGAGACCGTCTATGTCAGTAACGTGACGGCGGGTGCACTCTCTAATGTAAAACCCTATGGACCCAATGATCTCATTCAAAACGTGGGTCTGGTCGTGAAAGGACACCCCTCCACAGGTATCGTGAACGTCACGGGTGTTGGTCGTTCCAATGATATCCCCAACGCTCCCATAGTCGCCGATGAGACTGACATAAACTACGTGTATGTCAATGATGATAACAATGATCTCAAGAAGATTTTACCCACAAACCTTCTCACCCAACTCCAAACTCTTCAACAAGTCACAGACACTGGCAACACAACTTCCAATACAATTCAATTTACAAATGCGACGACAGGGATCATCACGACTGGAAACGTCGAGGTGGGTTCCAATATATCTGTAGCGGGTCTCACTGAAAATAAATTGCCTGTAGTTGGCGCTGGGAATTTCCTCGAAGATTCATTAATTGGTAAACAAAATGGCACCATTATCATTTCTTCGGACCTACAAGTTCTAGGAA